CAGCGTAGGCGACGTTGACGCTGCCGGCCGTGCGGGCACGCTCCGCGTCAATCACGCCGGGATCGGCGGATGACCACGTCAGCACATAGAGCAGCCAGTGCCACAGAGCGTGCATCTACCACCTCTCATTTCTCAGCTGCACATGCCCGTCGACGCCGAGGACGGCGTGAGCCATTTGTGTCTCGTCGGCGTCAGCCGGTGCAGGCTCCATAAAAACCAGGGCGGTGAGCCCGATGCGGGCCGCGAGCTTGCCGATTTTCGCGAAGAACTTGAGCACCGGCCGGTCGGGCCGCGGTGGCTCTGGGCGAATCGGAGAGTCAGGTGCGGTCGCGAACCACCACGTCACGCCAACGAGGACGACGGCCGCGACGGCGAGTTTCTTTTGCGTGGCGTTCACTGCTGCTGGCTCCAGACGGTGTAGAGATACAGGACGACGCAAGCCCCGATGACCGAGCCAACCATGCCCGCCGGCCCCTGACCAAACGGCAGGCCGCCGACGACGCTGCCGAGGCAGCCAAGTGCGGCACACGGAACCCAGCCGCCGGGCCACTGCAGCGGCAGGATCGCCTTCGCGATGCTGCCCGCGATCACCCCGGTCACTGCCCAGACGATCAGCGTCATAGTGCGAGCCCCCAATCGGCATTCTGTAGGTCACGCCACTCGTAGCTCGTGCCGATCGCCCACGAGTCGCCCTGTTGCAGTGCCGCCTCGACGTCTCGCCGCCGCGCCCAGAACGAGCCGTCAGGCTGATCGTCGGGCCACTTCGGCCCTGATACCCAGTTGGTGTTCCAACTGTTTTGAATGAGACCCATATCGTCGGGCGAGCCGTTGTGCCTGTGCCGCACTCCCCATACGAGCATCGCGTGGGACCACGACGAGCCGCGGGAGAGTGCGCCGTCAGAGTCACGCACTCGCGGCGTCGGGCCGTATCCAACCTGCGAGCAGATGGCCACGGGTGTCCCTCGCTCAATCGCGGCGCAAAGCTCTTGCCAGGTCTGCACCTGCACGCACTTCGCCTTTCGCTTGTTGGCCTCGCGGGCCAACTCGAGCGGCACGCCGTTGCGTCCCCAATCGCGAGAGAGCGTAATGGAGTATTTCGTCAGGTCGAACGACCCGTACTGCTGGCGATAGAGGACGCCGCCGAGCGTCGTGTCGGTGCACTTCCCTGTGAGCCAACGTGCCGCGGCTCCTCCGTAGCTGCCGTCGCCTCCGTTGTTTCTTTCCATCGGCGGGATTCTGGCGGCCGTCCTCGATCCGCCATACACCGGCTCGGTCGCACATGCCGCCGGCGGCTCCTTCACTTTCCCGGCAACGTGGTCGACGGCTTCCGCTGTGTATTCGCCGAGGGCAAACGCGAACGACACGCACGTACCCGCAGAGCCTTGGTCCCACGACCGCCACGGCGTGCCGTACTTCCGCTGGTGAGCAATGTCGACCGCACGATAGAGGAACGTGTCGCGGCCGGTCGCGTTCTTCATCGCGTCGGCACCAGCCTCGGCAAACGTGGGCTGGGCCAGCTCGCCGAGGAACAGACGGACGCCCTCGGGATTCGGCTGGTAGCCAAAGCCGCTATCGACGCGCTTCAGTAGGCGATGCGTGTAGTGGTCAATGATGGCTCCAGCAATCGCCGCGAACACGACGAATGCAATGGCTGACATCGTCCAGACGTTGCGTCGATGGCTCAATCGTCTGCCTCCCCGAGATTGCGGAGGCGTGGCAGCACCCGCGGCAGCACGGGGCCAGGGCCGCGGTCTTCGCTGCACTTGCACGATGCGGACTGCTCGCGGATCTGGACAAGCTCCGCGTGGATGAGATGCAGGTAGACCGGGCACGCGATGGCGGAAGCGGCCACGACGAGCACGGCAATGCAGCAGCACAGCATCAGAGCGTTGTCGACGACCTCCCACACATGATCGAGCAGCGTCATCGGACGGCCTCCTCGGCGGCATCGGCAAGCGTGCGGTACGCCGCGACCCATCTGGCACGAGTCGTCGTGTCGAGCGGCCCGCCAGATGTGCCGGCCACCTCATCGAGATACCGGCCGGCGGCGGCGGTAGCGTGAGGCTGCTCGCGTGTCAGCGTCCGCGGCAGGAATCTCCCCTCGGCGGCAGCGACACGAACGTCCTCAAGCTGCACGCCTGTGGTGATCCGTGGCGTGGACTTCTGGCCATCGGCCTGCAGGGCGTCGGCGATGCCTCGGCACAGCCCGGCGAAGGCGGCAGCGTCATCGGCCGCCGCCGGGCCGACGAACTTGCCCCGCAGCGAAAGGCCGGGCTCGGGGCGAACGTCCTCGCCGGGACGCTGTGCGAACTCGACAACGGCAGCCAGTGCCGCGACGGCAAGCAGGGCGGCGAACACGATTCCTTTCTCTCGGCTCATCGCTTGGCGCTCCCGTGGAGCAGCTCCAGCCAGAGACGGTCGACCGCGGCACCGCTCTCCTCGTCGAGCGGGCCACCAGCGGACAGCCGGTCACGCACGGCCAGCAGGCTGTCGATCGCAGCCCTGGCATCCGGCGTGGCTGGTGCCGCAGGCGGCGGCACGCGGAACAGGTCAGACGGCAGCGGCATCGCCTGTGATGGCGTCGCCTTGCCGGTGGGCCACATGAGCCAGGCCACGGCAGCGGCGACGATGAGCAGGGTCATCATGCGGGGTCTCTCCTCGTGATTGCGAGCAGGGCTTCGATCGCACCGGCGGCGAGCGACAGGATCAGCACGCGAGTCGCCGGCCGAATGAGCAGCCACGCCGGCCAGACGGTCAGCGGGACGCACTTGTCAGCGAACGTGTCGAACAGGGCGGCGGCAGCGGTCAGCACGACCGCCTTCTTCTCTGGCCCCGACAGCGTCGTCACGGCGTCGAGCCCGGCGACGAGCAGGTGCAGCAACTGCACGAGCAGCCGGCCGAACTCGGCCCATGTCAGGCCGTCCGCGGCTTGCTCGCGGGCAGCCGCCAGGAACGCATTGGCCTTGGCGGCGACTGTCTGGAGGTTGTCGGCGGCGTCCACGGCGTCATCCAGAGGGCGGCGAATCGTCCTCCGTCGATTCTGCCCCCTGCCCCCCGTCCCCTTGCAGGGGCATCGGGAACACGACGGCGTCAGAGATGTGCTGGTAGCACGCCTGCCAGCAGTCATCCGCCTCGTCGTGGGCGTCGCGCCGCTCCAGCAGGAACGGCTGCGTGAAGACCTCCTCCCGGCCCGGCACGAGCTTCGCGGTCGCGTCTGACATCGTGAGGTACACGTACCGACGCCCGTACTCGATGACGATCCGGCGCTCGATGTAGTCGTGCTGGCGACTCATTCTTCCACCGGCAGCTCGTCGAACGCTTGGCGAGCCTCGTCGGTCATTTCGATTCGCTTGAGCGTCACCGGCCGAGGCTTGATGACCGACCGCTCCTGCCTGGTGCGATCATCCCATCGCGCCTGCACTTCCTTGCAGCGTTGCTCGATCTCGGCCGGCGTCGGGTCGCGCGTCTCGCCGCGGGCAGGCTTGTACCGCAGCCTGCGATTGTTCCGCAGCGGCAGCTCCCATAGGTCACGCAACCGGATGACCTGATCTTTGGAGATCGTGTAGCGGACGCACAGTGCAGCAATCGGCATGTGCGAATCCCAATCCGCACGAAACGAAAGCACGTTGATCGTCGCCGTCATTCCAGCCATGCGTCACCGCCAGGCATCTACCACCCTCGCTATGCCGAATGTTGATTCGTCTGTTTCGGCAAGTTTCATTTGTTTGCAGTTCACTCTTGCGCCAATAGCTGCCGCAACAGCAGGGCTGATCTCACTTGACGGTGACACGCTGCACGATATGCGAAACACACCACACTCCAGAGTTGCGCCAGGTGTTGCAGGTGCTGACGGCACACTCCACTCTGGAACATACTGCCGACGAAATCGCTCTTCTCGCTCAGTCCAAGAATTGCGAAGGATGATGCAACATCTCTCAATATGCTCAGGCGTGGGGTCTTCTTGTCTCTTTGGTTTTTGGCGTAGCCTTCTGTCCATTCTTTTCGGACACTCAAACACATCACGCAGTCGGATTACTTGATCCTTTGTCAGCGAGTGCTTTTGACATATCTCTCCAATCGTCATGTGTGCACGCCAATCGCGCACGAATTGCTCGCGATCAACGGTGCGCCAGTCAGTTGTGGCCATCGAACGTCATTCCAGCCATTTCATCACCGTCCTCATCGCCGGATCGAGGTAGAGCGACTTGCCTGTCTTTGCCGCGATGGACGCATGGAACGGAACGTGCTCGCAGTCGCTGCCGTCATAGGTGCCAGACAGATACGCGCCGGTCTCGTAGATCGCCATCCCGCCAAACGCTGACACGACAGGAACAGGTGGCGAGCCAACAGGCGGTAGCCATGCGTGCTTCCAGCCGCCTTGCCCTGCGGTGTAATCGTCCCACGTCGAGTTGAGCCGCAGCGCCCAGGCGTCGTAGTGAACCCACTGTGCAGGGCCAGCCTCGTCTTGCCTCCACTGCAAGAGCGACACGCTGGCCATGCCGTAGGCAGTCGCAGAGTCATACAGCTCGCCGACGCCGTGGAGGAATCCAGCGTGCGACCAGCCGCCCCACGAATCAAAATCTATTGCGACAACAAAATCGGCGTACCGTGCATGGTCTCGGACCCATTCCTGACACGCCGTCCGGTACTCTGCCAGAGCTTCTGTCCGACGGCCGGCGAATTCTGCTGTGAATTGCTGCCTGCCTAGCGTCTGGCTTGTGTACGTCGCCTGCTGGAACTGGCTGCAGAAGTCATCCAGCACCTGCTCCGTGCCGTCGGTGTTGTCATTCGTCTCGATGTGCAGCTGCCATGACCTCGCGCCACTGCACAGCTCCACCAAGCGAGACAGATTGCCGGCAAGCGGTCTTTCGCAATTTCGGGCGAGCCCGACAACTGCCACTTCCGCGTCCTTCCACACCTCGACGCCAGCGTTGTACGCTCGCGAAAAGTCTGCCGCGAAAACGTCGCTCGGGTAGATGAGGTGCTCGGGTACGGTCATCGCTGCACCTGCCCCAGTGCCTCGCTGATCCACATCTGCCGTTCTTCCTGCGGGTAGACACCGCACGGGTGATACACGAGATCCCCCGGCTGCCAGTGCCCGCCGATTTCATCGCGTGCATTCGCAGGGCGGTTCCAGACGCACGAGTTGAACGCCCGCAGAGGTGCGACCGTCAGCTCGGGCCGGCTGGCAATCCACGTCTGCCATCCGCACGGCAGGCTCTGCCATTGCTCGGGGTTTGCAGATATTTCCTTCAGTACGCCTCGAGCCTGCGATGTATTTCGCCAGACAACGCTGCCGCAGTTCACGCGATTCCACTCGACGATTCCCTCCTCGCACGCCGTGATGTGCGGCCCGAGACACTCGAGCGTGTGGATGGGCGTTGTCATGTCCGTGATTACAGCATCGGCGTCCAGCGTCCAGACAAGGTCGTAGACGTCAAGAAAGCTGCACAGGATGTCCATGCCGGCGACGGCCTTGTCGTATGGCCGGTTGTCAGCGATGAGCGAGTACCCATGACGCAGGCAATACCTGATCTTGTTGGGCATCGTCAGCGTGGCAATGTCGCTGATGTTCTCCGAGACGCTTGTGAATACTGCGACTCTCATTGGATTCGCACGGTGGTCCGTGCCTCATGGCCGTATGACTTCTCCACCACCAGCCGCCGCACATTCGTGTCGTCGCCCATGACGTCCTGCAGTGCGTCTAGGACAGCCTTGCCCACGTTGTCGACGTCTGGCCGTGGCAGCTGCGGTGCTGTTGGCTTCACGCCCTTCTTCGTCATGTGTGATTTCGGTCGTGCGAACACGGCATCCACGATGACCTCCACTGGCTCGCCCGTTTGCTCGAGCCCCGCCTTGGCGGCCTCCTCGGCAATCGCAGCACGGTAGGCGTGGACCGGGTGCTTCGATGGCACGTATGCCCGAGCGAACCCGCCCCGCGTCGAGACTCGTGGCCTCGGCTGCGGGACGGGCTCGCCGGCGACTGTGAAGGTCACAGGACGCATGGTCACTCGTACCGCACCACCGCGATCCAGCCGCGACGCGCCGGGCACCACGCGGTGCCGATCTCGCGGACGCGCCTCGTGCCCCAGAAGCACGCCGAGCGGCACGCATGGTCAGGCGACGTGGTGCTGAACCCCAGCCCCTCGTAGCCGCCTCCACGGCGTCCGCAGTGGACGAACGTGTTGGTGCTCGCCAAGTGGTCGGCGTGCGACTGAGCCGACACGACGGTCACGCTACGCGGCGTGCTGACGATGACGCTGGCAGGTGCGTCACTGTGAACCACGACACGCTGGAGACGCAGCAGGCTGCATCGTCCGTTGATGCACACCGTATCGGCCGCAGCGGTCGAGCAGAGCAGGACCGCGAGAAGCAAAGCAAAACGCATTGGCTAATCCTCCGTGAGCCAGGCCGCACTGCGCGGCCTCATGCGAATCACGGTAGATGCCGCGTCAAGCGAGACGCTTCAGCATGGCGCGGAGCGTGGCGGCGTACTCGTGCGGCGGATCGTCGTCCCAATGGATGTCTGCAAAAAACTGCACCGCCTCCCGCTCCTCGGCGGTGAGCGTGAAAGAAACCTCTGCCCGTTTTTCTTTCGGCAGTGGTCTCGTAACACGCTCACGCTTACAGAGCATGGCGTCGGCCATGCTATAGGCAAGGCTTGGTATGGAATCTGTATTATAGTCACCGTTGCACAGCAGCCCCGTCAAAGCAGCAGCGGCGAACGTGTCGCGGTCAGTCATCGCATAGCCCTCATCTCTGCCATGTGGCGTTCCCGAATCTCTGCGGCCCGCTCTCGGATCTGGTCCGGCGTCGGGTCGTTCTCAAAGATTTCCTTCGTC